TTCATTAGTACGAGTCTTGGCACTATTGAAGAATGTACGACAACCACTAAACGGGCCAAACGAATTATCTTTAGTCTTAGTCCATATAGTGATGTGAGCCACACACGCAGTATCGCCATTGGCAAAGTTAACGAAATCCATTTTAGATTCCCAACCCCACCCGTGACCTACTGGCCCAAATGCTTTAGTTACTTCTTTGATTTGATACTGTGGATCAATAGCAGTAAACTTTCTCGCACCGAAACTTACTGGCTTGAGATACTTTTTATCTGTTGTGCTTACTGCATTCCATAATTTTAAGTTGTCTGTCTTGGTAGTCATTTTGTGTTCTCCTTGATTGTTGGGATAGTGAAGCGTAAAGAACCTCGCTTGTCCCGATTAATTATTAACTTGTCCGTATAAACTTTACGTTCATTCGGCTTTACTATTTCTTTGAGTTCTTTCTTTGCACGTTCAAACTGACGAGCAGGTTGTTCAAACTCAATATACTCATCAGCTAATGTAATGAAGTGATTGTCTTGTGAAGCATCACGAGCAACCATATCGTTCAGTTCAATATCATCTATAGTGAGTATAGGTTTATCGTCAACTACGGGTGTGACATCAGTTACTACTGACTGCCAAAACTTTTTAGCTAACAATTTTATTTCTTCAATGTATGCAAAGTTCTTCTTGATATAGGTTGCCTCCCATCTTCGATTACCGAATATGACAGACAGATAACACCCATCAAGATTACTTAGAAAACAATACCATTGAATCTGTGGCATATATCGTTCAGCAACATCAACCATTCTGTTACTGTCATATGTATGCTTACATTCTACAAAGGTGTGTTCACCTTCAATGATACCATCAAGCGTACCACCTGCAGGTATACCCTCATAGTTCATTTCTTTCCATTGTTGTTCTTTGACCTTAAAGTCATAGTTCTTACTAAACCACCATATGTTTAGTGGTTCGGTAGTTATACCAATTTGTACTGGTAGATTATCAGTAAGGTCTTCAGCTTCAGCACGACCAGTTTTCTCTGCCCATAGTTGATGCCAATCATCTTCGTTACCATTGACTAGGCGATTGATATCGCTACCACCAAGGTACTTTGTTCTATCTTTATCCATAGTGTGTTCTCCTTTAGTTTGTTATACTGCATTTATGCAGTTAGTTCAAGATGTTTTTTGTTTAAAGCAAACATCAATAGCTTTCTTTTATGCTCTCGAGGTTCGATACGTTCATAGAACTCTGAATATGTAGGCCACCATTTGTTAGTACGCTTGATACTTTCGATAGCTTGTATCGTAATATCTGCAGGGTGCTTAGATAATTCAGTAGCTAATGATTTGATACGAACAGAAACATCATCAATGTTCTCTTGAGCAGGTTTGATTAAGAGCGTCATAAGCATTGCTAGACGCTTCTCTAGTTCGTTGATAGGTAAACCTACCATAGCTTGTGAAGTGGCTACTCTACACCTCTCTATGGCCGTTAAATCGACATCTTTTGGCAGGTCTATACCCACTAGTGTAATAGTCATACCACCTTCTTGTGGATATCTAACCTTGTCACGTATCTGAATCGGCGATCCGAGTATAGATTCCACCGAAGAAACTAGATTTTTGTCTAGTTCTGTTGGACTGTTTACCTCTAGTTGTCGTTTGATTGCTTGTTCTATCTGCGTTCCACTTAATGCTATTTCGTATCCAGTACTGGAATGCTCTGTTGATATCTTTGAACTTTGAGCCTTTGGCATTGTGGTAATCACGGAACTGATTGATTTCATAGTCATAGTCTACGTTGCCTCCTTTTTGTTTTAGCTGAAGCATCAACTCATCAGAGGGTTTCCAATCGTCTGGTATCATCTGTTGCTCCTTCTTTTGTTTAGGTTTATATGATAGGTTAGTGTTGCTCTCTGCAACTACAGAGTTGCATTGTGCAACTGACTGTGGGTAAACAGTATAGAGTGTTGAACGTCTATTGTTCCCACGTTTACGTTGTATCCAACCATTTTCTTCTAGCCAGTTTAGTTTACGTGTAACTGTTGCACGATTCATCTGTGTTCTCTTTGCCAGTAAATCTAGGCTCGGCCAACATTGATGTGATTCTTCATTGGCGTGATCGCAAAGTGCAACCATTAACCATTTAGCATAGCAGTCTGGAATTTCAGACTTCATAGCTTTTGCCATTAGCAGGAATGACATATGTGTTCTCCTTTCATTTAAGTTTTGGTGCTATATGTTTTTCAAATATCTCCTCTGTAAACATAATAATAGTTTGAGGTGTACCAGTTCTACGTTTGTATATTACTACATCTCTGTCTTTGAAGGTGGTAAACGCAGATGGAAATGAGTTACCATTACGATACTTCACTTCTACTACCAATCGTTGTCCTTCAATTTCGAGGAGGAGGTCGCCAGTATACTCGCCTCCCAACGATCCCGAGAGTGGTTGCCTCTTAACTTTGAGTCCCATTTCCGAGAGCGTCTTCTCGATTTTCTTCTCGTGGTAGTTACCTTTTCTGCGACTTTTAGTTGCCATTTATCCTCCAAGTAGCAGTCGATACAGACAACACACCACTTGCCTATATCAACCTTTGGTGCAACGAAGTCTGTAGTAACCACACTACAAGCCTCGCACTTTGCACGTTTACGTTTGAGCTTTTTGCTTGTAGATTTTGAACCTGCAACCAAGAGCCTCTACCCAACACGATAGCAAGAAACCACTAGGCACTCGCTTGTATTGTTCCCATTTATGCACAAGAGATTTAGCACACCCAATTTTGTGTGCTAATTCTTCTTGCGAAATATTTTTTTTATGACGTTGGTGTACTAACTGCTGAACAAGGTCTTGATAAACGACTGGTACGTTTATCGTTTCATTGTAATGATTGAATTGTTTTTCTAATGCAGTCATATACTTTCTTTGCAGTTGTAAACCTTAAGTCTTGACCATACATTGCACGATAGAATGTAGATGTTGGTATACCTGCCTCAACAAATGCTTTCTTGAGGTTGATATTATATTCTTCTGACAATTCTTTAAGTACATCTGTATAGCTTTTCATTATAAATCTGTAGCATAATTGCAGTATCTCGTCAAATATCTTTGTCATTATAAATCCAAGCCTCAAGTTCTTCATCAGACATACTATCAAAGTCTACAGTTTCTCTGCGTTTTTTCAGTACTTTCTTTTGTGGCTTAGTATACTTAGGTCGAGAGATTGTAATAGGTACTACACTATTAACCGATTCAGTAGTCCGAATTGTGTGACCACATACACGGCAGACTCTACGCCTACGAATAGTATTGTCTGCTTGTAGGCGTGAGTCTTTCGTTTCTGTTTTGTTATTACACTTCGGGCACTTCATATTTCTTTGCCATCATTACACGTTGGTTACGTCCAGACATTGCTTTACGTCTTTCACCCGTGTCAATGATTAGTCCTTTCTCTATTAGTCTTGCATATCTTGGTGATATGCTACCCGTTCTTATGTTGTACTTAGTTAACATTTGGTGTTCCACTTGGTCGTGTATGCACCCGTGATCACCAAAGTTTTCTATCTCTTGATAGACTAGTTGCTCTAGCTTAGTTGGATCAACCGATACTTTAGCTTGGTGGCTAGTATCGGGATCAAACTTACGAGCGAATGCTTTTTCTAGTCTGTCACCTACTTGTTGTAGGCGTACGATATTATTGTCATATTGTTTTTTATCCATTGTGTTCTCCTTTAATATGGTATGTAGTCTTCAGCTAGTGAGCGTTGCTCCTGCTCATCAGCTAATTGGTCGAAGTATTTAGCCTCCCAATTAGACGTTGCACGTTTAATAAACTTGTCTTTGTTTATCTTGGGATTGAGTTGGCATAGTACTTCAGCTATTGCAGGGATAGAGGTAGGCCACGAAATGTGATCTACCAATGTCTCTGCTAGTGTGTCGTGATTGGTTAAGTCTAGCTTTGAATAATCAATCATACATCACCACCATTTCTTTGATGTTGTCCAACTCTTTGAATGGTATGTCGAGCCATACCTCGCACCAGTTAGGACGTTCTTCTAGTTCGTTACCATCTGCATCTGTGATAGTAGTGGTTGGCTCGAATGGATTAGTCATAGTTAGTTTGAGTCTCCATTCTTGGTCGTTGTGTGGGAAGATATTAGCAACTGGTATCTTGATATCTTCGCCAACTTCTTGAACAAACTCTGTTTGTATTGCACGATTGTAGTTACGTTTGATTGCAATATCATTGAGTCTGATTAGGTCTGCTTTGTCTAAGTACTTAACCTTTCTCATTCTTATCTCCTTTCAGTACTTTCATTGATGGTTTGTAATCGTAGTCTTCAACTGCATCACGTTCGAGTACTTCAGTATATGTTCTAAGTACTGCATCAATATTCCTAAACGCTTCTTCGATTCGCCAAGCAAATTGTGAACCATCTGCTTTGGCACGTTCTTGAAGTTCGTGTAAGGAATTTTGGCACGTACGCACTTGATTTATAAACGCAGGTCTTTTAGTATTCATTGTGTTTCCTTTCGTTAAATAGTAAGAGAAGATGCTCTCACCCAAAAGAGCATCTTCTTCTTACGAGTTTATAGTTCTGCCCATTCTGCAGTAGCTATTGCTTTCGCAACATCTTCTTCTCTACGCTTACGGGTGATGGCAGGTTTCATTAGTTGGTCGGTATGTGTAGACCAATATGTTAGTGCATTATACAATGCCCACTTGGTATGGCCGAGAGTCTTTGACTCTCTATCATATTGACCAAGCAGTTCTTCAAGCCTAAACATATTCACATTGTTGTGAGTCTGTGAACGCTGAAATGTTTTGCATATAGTTTTCTTGAGGAACTGTTCGACTCCCCAATAAGCAATGCCTTTCTCTGCCCATTGAGAGTAGACTCCTTGCATTGAGGTAAATGCTTTGAGTCCGTTGTCCATATTTTTGGCTACCCCCTCGATACTTACGTGAGTAGTGTGCTTGAATTTTGCACGTGCAGTAGTTACTGGCATAGTGCAACCATTCAAACACCATAGTCGTAGTCCATCAGCTATTGCTTGGAATGCCCACGATTGGTCGTAGCTATTGAAGAAGCTAATACGAAAGTGAATGATGTCATCTTTTTGTGGTTCGATAATTACATCATTGAACATTAGTTCACCACGTAGCTTTGCACCATTGTCAGCTAGTTGATAGTTGATAGTGGGTTCGGGCAAACCATTCTCCTTTGCAAATGCAGATGCACCTTCGGTGATCTTATCAACTGCAGATGAATGGTTGATTGGCTTGTACTTGTTGCCGTGTATACCAAGTACTTGTCCAGTATCAGTACGTACTAATGCACGTGACATTTCTGGTGGTACTTTGTAATTATCTTTGCCGACTTGCCCAGTTGTATTGATGGCTTCGAGTTCGAGCATCTCAATAGGAAAGTCGTAGTCTTCTAAGTGTGTATCTAACATTAGTGTTCTCCTTTTTGTTAGTTGTTAGTAGCGTTTATGTTTACCAATTTGTATACGATAGCCGAGCCATTGCATTACAAATGCTTTATCGTCATTGAGATAACACGCAGGTAATATAAAAAAGTACGGGTGTTTTCTAAATGATATCATAACGCCTCCTTTCTACTGCATTATAGCAGTTGAGATGCAGAATGCAACACTAGATATTGATGACTCCTAACATACAGTCTCTTGCAACTTCTGTGACCAGAGATTCAGCGTAAAGTATTGCACTCTGCATAAAAAAAGGCGTACCAGATTGCTCTGATACGCCAGTTTAAGGGAGGTTTATGCTTATTTAGTATGCACTATTATCTTGTCTGATTCACCTTTCTTTTGTGCAAATTCTATTGAAAACCCAGTTATCTCGTTGGTCTTGCAGTCTTTAAAGTTACTGACATCAGCGTCAGAATGTATAAAGACTTTGTTATCGAACTCAACAACTGCGTCCTTAGATATCCTGCATAAGTTTTGTATACAGAATTTGAATTGCTCCATATTCATTTCCATTGTGTTCTCCTTTCTATAGTTTCTTGAACCACACTTGGATACTGCACATTCCAAAGAAGAATGATGCAAGTATCAGAAGTGTTCCGAACGTCCAGTACATTTGATCTAAACTTGTGGACGTAGCTATGTTGGTGTTTGACATTTCGATTATCTGAAATCCTAATGCCAAACACGCCATTGCAAATAGCATTATACATATTGATGCGAACTTAATCATTGTTAGTTTCCTTTGTAACCCGATACGTCCATCAAGAACTTTTCGTTTATCAGTGGTTGGCTATCACGTTCGGGGTAGCCATCTGATATACGTAACTCTGGTACTTCTGCCTTTGGCAAGTACTGTCCTGTTTCTTTATCTCTAAGTTGACAGTTACAAAACTGCTTGAATGTTGTTAGCCATTGATTGCGTTTAGTTACTGCTTGTCTCCAAGTGTACGCTGAATCAAAGACCCAGTTATCTTTTGTATGAATGTAGTACATTGTGTTCTCCTTTGTTATAATTTTGGTCGTAGCGTAGAGGAAGGTAAGCTACGCCACGCCAAACGATACGCTTGGCCCTGCACCATACGGCCTAGTCACGAGCGAAGCTCGGACGGGAAGCAGGAACGAGCATAAAAAAACCCTACTAGCCGAAGCTAGTAGGGCGAGTAAGTCAGTTAAGCTGACTTACGAAGGTTTGCAACGAAGTCTTGCAAGTCCTTGATCTGCTTGTTATCAGCTAACCCTACGGGTGCTGATCCCTTAGCAGATGGTATGAAGTCCTTGCCAGTATGTTGCTTGTAACACTTCTTGAAAGTGTCTTGAGCCTCAGTCCAAGTGTCAAGTTCATCTTTAACTGATTGCATATAGATTGCAATGTTAGATGCTTTCTTGGTAACAACCTCGCTTGGGTGCGTGTTGTCCGCTCGAACGCCAGTCTCGGCAACTTGCGTTGTCTCGATGGCAAGTTTCTCACTTGCCTCGATTAACTGGCTTTGTTTGTAATCAACTTGTGAACCTGCTTTCCAACAGAGAGTGTTAAGTAGTACTTCTGCAGAAAAGTAAGAACTTTTGTCGTTACTTGTTTTGAAGGTTGAATGATTAGCCAGTGCAGTTACAATCTGTTCTAAGCTAAGTTCTTTCTTGTTTTCGACTTGTTTTGTCATCTTGTTTTCCTTTCGGTTGTTTGTGGAATTGAACTGTTCAATTCCTATCCCCCGACTATCATAGAAGTTACCCACTTGGGCGGCCTTTAGGCCGTGCCTTGCAAGGGCGAGGCTTTAGCCGAGTGCATTTACCCTTGCTAGGCATCACTTCTATGATATCGGATTAGGGATAGTAATTGATAAAGGGCAATTCCTCTTTACAAACAAGCGGAAGGAAAGCGACAAAACAACCAAGGAAACAAAAAGAACGTGCTTACAAGGACAGATTGTAACGGAACTGGCGTCTTGTAGTGAGTGTAGTACTGTAGTGAGTGTCACGGATTGTGCGTTGACAGGTCTGTCGAAGTGATGACATAAAGGGGGGGAATGAAAGGGGGGGTTTGTGAATAACATTACACCCAGAGATGATGCTATGTCATCACGATTGACAGACAGACAGAGAGCATTGGTTGATACGCTCGTAGCAACTGGTTGTTCCATCAAGCAGGCTTCTCAAGAAGCAGGGTACGCTGACGGAGAGTCGGGCAGAGTGACGGCCAGTAAGGCTTTGAAGCAACCTCACGTACAAGCCTACTTGATGGAAGCAGTAGCTAACTCGCTCGGTGTGAATGCTACGATTGCCTCGGCAAAGATGATAGCACTAGCGAGGGGGGCGAAGTCAGAGTACGTGCAGTTGGAAGCGTCCAAAGATATCCTCGATAGGGCAGGATTCAAGCCACCCGAGCGGCGTTACACGCACGCTACGGGTGATTTCAAGGTCACTATTGACCTAGCGTGACGGGGGGTGGGGTCGAAAAATGACTGCTACTACTGCTAGGGGTAACTGATGAGAGCGAATGTTTAAAAAGGTACGTTATGAAATATGATATGATAAATTTTTTTTTAACTAGGAGTCCGTATGTGTTTACCCTCACCTAAAATGATTGTGCCACCTCCTCCTCCTACACCTCGTTGGTTGCAGGATACTAGTGGTGAGATGATTAAGTCTAAGTACCCGTTATCTTCTCGTAACGCTCAAAAAAATAAAACTCTACTTTCCCGAAAACAAAAACCTACTGTTGCGACTGCCACCAATAATGACAATGGTGGAGGTGGTGGTAATGGTGGAGGCTCACCTATTAATCAAGGTACGACTCTTACTAAAGGCGACTTGATGAAAAATGATGCAGGTATGAATTATAACGACTTTGTTTAATGGTGAAATCGAATGGAAAAATATGAGTCAACACAAAAACAATTAATAAAAAAACAACTCGCTCGAGCAAAGGCTCGAAAAAAATTGCGAGACGCACAAAAGAATAAATCATTGAAAGCATCTAAAGAATATAGTGGAATGGCTAAAATGATTAAAAAGAAAAAAAATAAATCCTTAATGATAAAGATTGGAGGCTTTAATTGAAGTATAGAAAAAACAATGGTGAAATTTATGAAGGCCCAGTTATTACCCTGCTAGATGGTAGGATTATTACTGGTGAAACCTACACAAGAGATTCTGTTAGAGTACACCCTATTATTGACGAACCTGCACCAGTACGTGCAAGAAATGACAAAGGGCAACTCAAAGCAGATGACCCATCTACTAAAGAAGTCAATGAGGCTTGGGTAGGTGGTAAAGCACCCAAGAAAACTAGAAAGAAAAAATAATGGCTAAGACTCCTGCTTGGACACGCAAAGAAGGTAAGAATCCTAAAGGTGGTCTAAATGCGAAGGGTCGTGCCTCTTATAAAAAAGGTACTTTAAAGCCACCAGTTAAAGGTGGTGACAATCCCCGTAGAGCTTCCTTTCTTGCTAGAATGGGGAATATGAAAGGGCCAGAACGTGACTCCAAAGGTAAACCTACTCGTTTACTTCTTAGCTTAAAAGCGTGGGGTGCAAGTTCTAAGTCTGATGCAAGAGCGAAAGCTCGTGCAATATCTAAACGTAATAAATCAAAGAAAGGAAAAGCATAATGGCTAGAAAAGATACTATTGATGTAAACGCTAGTGGTAAGAAGATTACCATTAAAGACGTTCGTGCATCTAATATGAGAGCCGATCAATCAAAAGAACAAATCAAAAAACCAAAAGCATACGCTGAAGAAGTTGTTGGTATGTTTGCTGATGATGATGATGGTTCACAAAAAGAGTTTGATGCAATGGCATCTTACTTCAAAAAGAATGATCCAGAATACTCGAAAGCAGAAAAGACTGCTCAAAAGAAAATGGTTGAAGATATACTTAAAGCAACAAAAGGTTCTAAGTATGGAGCATCATTAAAAACTACAGAAGCAAAAGTAGTTACTAAGAATCAAAATGGAGGGACTTTATAATGCCTTATGGAAAAGGGACGTATGGTTCTACAAAAGGTAGACCTCCAAAAGATGCTAAGAAAAAATTAACTAAGCAACAACTAAGAGCAATAATGTTAAAGAAGAAAAAGAAAGATGACAAAAAGTAAAGTTAACGAAGCAGGTAACTATACTAAACCTGCTATGCGTAGAGCCTTGTTTAATAGAATTAAAGCAAGTAACAAAGGTGGTAAGTCTGGTCAATGGTCAGCAAGAAAAGCACAGATGTTAGCTAAACAATACAAAGCCAAAGGTGGAGGATATACTAACTAATGGATTGGATTACGCCAGAGTTGGTAACAACACTACACGAAATGTCTTGGTTTGATGGCATAGCATATATCATACTTGGTTTATTGGTTTATGCTTGTGTAAAATGGATAAGGAATAAATGGCGTTAAAAAAATCACAGAGGTCTTTACGTGCGTGGACGAAACAGAAATGGCGAACCAAAAGTGGTAAGCCTAGTACTCAAGGGCCAAAAGCAACTGGTGAGCGTTACCTACCTGAAAAAGCAATTAAGGCTCTTTCGTCCTCTGAATACGCCCGTACTACGGCTAAGAAGCGAGAAGCAACTAAAAGAGGAAAACAAGTATCTAAACAGTCAAAAAAGATTGCTAGAAAAACGAAGGCTTATAGAGATTTCAAATGAGCTTTCTACACAAGATAACCAAAGAAGAACGTGATATTTTAAGAGTAGTTGTAAAGCAGGTACACTTAAAACATTTTCCAAAACAATTTTGTACAGACTACGAAGCAGATAAGTTCATAGCATCTATAGGGCCAGAGACTTTAGAAAAACTAAAGAAGGTCGGCAAGGATTATAAAATTGCAGAACTTTAAATATAAGCCAGATGGCGAAGTCTTAAAATCATTTATGAAAGACAATGCGTTCTTTCGTGGGATACGAGGGCCAGTTGGTAGTGGTAAGTCTGTAGCTTGTTGCGTAGAAATATTTAGACGAGCATTAGAACAAAAGAAAAACCAAGAAGGTAAACGTAAAAGTCGTTGGGCAGTTATAAGAAACACAAACCCACAACTTAAAACAACAACAATTAAAACTTGGTTAGATTGGTTTCCCGAAGATCAATATGGCAAGTTTATGTGGTCAGTACCCTACACACATTTTATGAATGTAGGTGATGTAGAATTAGAAGTTATATTCTTAGCACTAGATAGACCCGAAGATGTTAAGAAACTATTATCTCTTGAGTTAACTGGTATATGGATTAACGAAGCAAGAGAGATTCCTAAAAGTATTATTGATGCTTGTACTATGCGTGTTGGTAGATTCCCATCAATGCGTGAAGGTGGTGCAAGTTGGTCGGGTGTTATTGCAGATACTAATGCACCCGAAGAAGATCATTGGTGGCCTATTATGTCGGGCGAAGTACCCGTACCCGACCATATACATCACGAACAAGCAAAAATGTTGGTCAAGCCCGATAACTGGACTTTCTATATCCAACCTGCAGGTATGTGTGAAACATTAACAAAAGAAGGTTCTGTAGATAATTATTACGACAATGATACTGCAGAGAACTCAAAGAACTTATTAGCAACTTACTATTCTAATCTTATTAGAGGTAAGACTAAGAGTTGGATTGATGTTTATGTAATGAATAGATTAGGTCAGATACAAGAAGGTAAACCAGTATATCCCGAGTTTAATATGGATTACCACGTTGCTAAAGAAGAAGTACCAATAGCAGAGGGTGTACCATTATATATTGGCATTGATTTTGGTTTAACACCTGCCGCAGTTTTTGGTCAGAAGGTTAGAGGTAGATGGCTAATACTTAATGAGATTGTAGCTATTGATATGGGTATAGTAAGATTTGCTGAAATGTTACGGCAAGATATATCTACTAGGTTTAGCAATCTTGAAGTTAAAATTATAGGCGACCCTGCAGGTGACTTTAGAGCACAGACAGATGAAACAACACCATTTCAAATACTAAGGGGTGCAGGACTTAGAGCATTTCCTGCTCCTAGTAATTCTATAGATTTAAGGTTAGAAGCAGTACGAGGTACTCTGAATAAAATGGCAGATGGTAAACCTGCTTTCTTAGTAGATAAAAGATGTGCAACACTTATCAAAGGGTTTGATAGTGGATATGCTTATAGAAGAATGATGGTAAGTGGTGAAAGGTTTGATGACAAACCCGATAAAAATATGTACTCACATATACACGACGCATTGCAGTACCTTATGCTTGGTGCAGGAGAAGGTAGAAATCTAATGCGTAATCACAAAACTATTGGAGCATTTAACGCTAGAAGTGGTTTTGATGTGTTTAAGCGTAAACCCAAGAAGATACAAGGCAGAGGGTTATGGGGAAGAATGTAAATTGTGCGTTGCACTTTTGCAAGAAATATGCAAAAGCTAGGTTAATTGAAGGGAGTATATATTATGTGTTTACCAAGTCCTAAAGTTGTGATGCCTACACCACCACCACCACCACCACAGATGGATTCTGCACGAGAAGAAAATCAAGCTATCCGTTCAGATCGAAAAGGTGATGTGTTGGAAAAAGGTATTCGTAGAGCAAGAGGTGGAGGAGGCCGTAGGTCTTTGCTATCTAAGAGTGGAAAAGGTGGAATGGGATTCTATAATCAATTTATAGATTCGTAAGGCTTATGAATGATAGTGAACTCTGATGACAAACTATATACACCGACTAGCAACTCTACCGAAAAGGTTGCTCAACTTTATATTAGAAAGTATGAGAAAGCTAAAGGCGTTCGTCAAAACTTCGTTCCGTTGTTTGAAGAATGCTATGAGTACGCTTTACCAATGCGTGAGTCGTTTTTTACGGAAAGTATTGGCAGGAGGCGTGACGAAAAGATTTTTGATGAGACCGCAGTTGTGGGAGTACAAGAGTTCGCCTCGAGACTCCAAAGTGGCCTCGTCCCGAACTTCGCAAGGTGGGCAGACTTCACGGCAGGTTCGGAAGTACCGAAAGAAGAAAGAGACAAAGTAAACAATACTTTAGACGAGGTAACTGATTATGTATTTGAAGTCATACAAAACAGTAACTTCGCACAAGAAGTCCACGAATCATTTATGGATTTGGCAGTTGGTACGGGTGTTCTTGCCATTACAGAAGGTGATGCAATCAATCCTATCAACTTTAGTGCTATCCCTTTACCTCACCTTGTACTTGACGTTGGTGTTGATGATCGCATTGATCACGTTTATAGAATGCGTACTGTCAAATGTCGTGACCTTCCTATTATGTATCCCAAGGCAGATATTCCCGAACAAATAGCAACAAGAATGAAACGTGACCCAGAGATGGAGAACGATATACTTGAAGTCTGTTGTAAAGATTATTCACAAAAAAACCAAGATGCTTCAATATTTTATGCAATAGATATGATGTCTAAAGCAGTTATCTTCCAAGAGAAGTTTAAAGGTGTTGGCTCTAACCCGTATGTATGTTTCAGATGGTCTAAGTGTGCAGGAGAAATTTATGGGCGTGGCCCACTTATCAATGCGTTATCTGCAATTAAAACTACTAATCTTACGATTGAACTTATACTTGAGAATGCACAAATGGCTATCTCGGGTATATACCAAATGGAAGATGATGGTGTAGTCAACCCCGATACAATTAATTTAGTCCCTGGCACTGTAATACCTAAAGCACCAAATAGTACTGGATTGCAACCAGTAGCAAGTGCAGGTTCGTTTGATGTGGCTAACCTTGTGTTGAGTGATATGCGTTTAAATATTAAACGTGCATTATACAATGATATGCTTGGTAATCCCGATAAGACACCTGCTTCAGCTACAGAAGTTGCAGAGCGTATGGCTGACTTATCAAGACGTATTGGTTCTGCGTTTGGTAGATTACAAGCAGAGTTAGTACAACCAGTTTTACAAAGAGTGGTTTACATTCTTAAGAAGCAAGGCCGAATCGAACTGCCAACTGTTAATGGTAGAGAGATTAAAGTGCGTAGTGTTTCTCCCCTAGCACAAGCACAACATAATCAAGACATAACATCTGTTAGCAGATACTTAGAATTAGTGCAGGGTGCATTCGGCCCAGAGGTTATGAATTTACTTATTAGTTCTGAACAAACTGCAGAATACTTAGCTAAGAAGTTTGGTGTTCCCGATAACTTAATACGTGATGCAGATGAAAGAACTAGAATTGTTGAACAAGCACAAGCTATGCAACAACAACAAATGCAAATGATGCAACAACAACAAATGCAACAACAACCACAAGAAGGTACAGATGAGCAACCAACCGAGCAATAGAGTCGGGATAGATGGACTTATACGTCCAAAAGAAGATGAGGTTATTATTAGTAGAAATGTTGCTAGTGTATTTGAATCTGAAGTAGGTAAAGAAGTATTAAAGTATTTACGCTCTATAACGATAGAATATGTCAATGGGCCAACTGTAACAACAGATGAACTAAGACATATTGAAGGACAACGCTATCTTGTAGGTGTAATTGAACAGCGTATACGCCACGCTCACAACCATAAATAGGAGGTATAATGGCTGAAGAACAAGTGGAACAACAAGAACAACAAGTAGAAGCACCATCAGATGTGGTGGAGCAACCTACTGGTTCATTGTTAAACCAAGAAAATAAACCCGAAACTTCTGAAGAACCACAAGCAATTCCCGAAGGTTTGCCAGAAAAGTTTAAAACTGTAGATGATTTACTTGCATCATATAACGCACTAGAAAAGAAACTAGGGCAAGGTCGTGATGAAATTAAAAACGAACTAGAAGCAGAACTACTAGAAGAAGCATATAGCGATAGACCTGCAGATGTAGGAGACTATCAGATTCCCGATACATTAGATTCAACTCAAGTAGCAGACAATGAACTACTTAATTGGTGGGCAGATCATTCTTGGAAGAATGGCTATAGTCAAGATGAGTTTGAAAAAGGCATTGATTTGTATGTACAGAACTTCTCGGGTATGCAAGATGAAGGGCCAGACTTCAATGCAGAAATGGGTAGACTTGGTGACAATGCACAATCTCGTGTAGATGCAGTAAGTAAGTTTGTTTACAAGAACTTCAAAGAAGATCAAATACCTGCACTCGAAAGATTCTGTGAAACTGCTGATGGTATCATTGCATTAGAGCAAATGATGAGCAATGGAACTGAAGCACAAGTTATTACTAACCAAGCTAATACTGTTCCCGAACTTAACGAGATGCAACTTCGAGAGATGATGAAAGACGATAGATACCATAATCCAACTAAGCGTGATCCTAATTTCGTCAGAAAAGTAGACGAAGGTTTCAAAAAGATATTTGGATAATGGAGCGTGAAATCCTCGAGCAAGAGGGACGCTTATGGTTTACTTGGGCAAGTGAAGAAGACGCAAAGAGTATATCACGACACCTAAGATTGAATGACCAAAAGGAGTGTATGATACATAGGGTTACTCCCTATGACGCTCTTACTGAATCTCTCACAATAGCAGGTGCTAGAACTTATAGCATCTTTATGGACAATACCTGCATAGCAATGTGTGGCACAGTACCTATTGAACTAGACTTTGGTAGAGTTTGGTTTCTTGGTACGTCTAATATTAATAAGAACTTTCGACCATTTCTTAGGGGGTGTGCGAGAGTAATTAAACACTTGCAAGGCGATTATAAACAAATTGAAAACCTCGTACCAGTTGACCACCACGAAACTATTATGTGGTTAACGTGGTGTGGCTTTACTTTTGACGACTATCCTTACGAAGTCAACGGACATACAATGATGCGTTTTGTGCGTTGCGTAAAGAAGAAAAATAATGTTATTAGTCTAAAGAGGCCAGTTTTACAATGAGCAACCCATACGGATAATTGCATTGATTTGAATAAAACTGATAACCGATAGTGAAAACGTAACTTAACTAGGAGGCTAATAATGGCTAATACTATAGATCAAGCCTTTATCAAGCAGTTCGAGAGCGAAGTTCACATGGCGTATCAGCGTATGGGTTCTAAGCTACGAAATACAACAAGGACTGTTGCCAATGTAAGAGGAAACACAGTTCGTTTCCAAAAGATTGGTACTGGAACTGCAAGTACAAAGGCTAGAAATGGTATGGTAACTCCAATGGAATTATCACATACCAATGTCGAAGCTACTATGTCGGACTTTTATGCGGCCGAATATGTAGACAAACTAGACGAACTAAAGATCAACATTGATGAGAGACAAGCAGTTGCTAAAAGTGCGGCGGCGGCTCTTGGTAGAAAGACTGATGAGATTCTTGTTACTGCTATGGACGCAGGTGCAAACTCTACACAGATCAACTCTACTGGTGCGGCAGTTGACAAAGCTGACTTGCTTACTTTGTTTGAAACCTTTGGAACGGCTAATATCCCAGAGGACGGGCAACGCTATCTAGCAATGCACCCGAAGGGTTTTGCTGATTTGTTCTTGATTAACGAATTTGCATCTAGTGATTTTGTTGGAGAACAGAATCTACCATTTGCAGGTGGAATGACAATGAAGCAGTTTTTAGGGTTCAACATCTTTTCAACTTCTGCAATCTCTGCAGGTAAGAATATTGCTTACCACAGTAGTTCTGTAGGACTTGGAATTGGTGCTGATGTTTCAACCGAGTTGAACTACATTCCAGAGAAGGTAGCTCATCTTGCAACATCTATGATGTCAATGGGTGCAGTTGTTATTGATGACAACGGCATCTATGAAGTCTTAGACAACAACTAGGAGAAATAAGATATGGCTTACGATAAATCAAATCTGACTCGCCTAGCAGGTGGGTCTGGACTTAATCTGTGGCACTATACTACTACAGATACCATTGCGACTGTGAATACTGCAGGTTACTTTAATGATTCAGCTAATATGTTTAATGTTAATGATGTCATTATTGCAGTCACTTCAAGTGGTGGTACACCAGTAGTATCGCTAACCTATTGCAACAGTGCAACTGCGACTACAGTTGATATTGTTGATGGTGATGCAATTACTGCAACAGATAGCGACTAAAAGAAAGGAAGGGAGGGTTCGCCCTCCCTTACTATAATGTATGGCAACAACAAGCACAGTAGCATCTTCGGGAATAGATATTTGTAGTAGAGCATTAATACTTATTGGTGCTGACCCAATTACATCTTTTCAAGACGCATCTACAGAGGCTAAAGTTGCAGTTAATGTTTACGAGGACGTTGCAAGATCAGCACTTGTAAACTCAAGGTGGCGATTTGCTACTAACCAAAACAAGCTATCATTACTAACAGCTACACCCACTGGTCGATATGCAATAGCACATCAGTTGCCTACAGATTTACTTATGTTACACGCAGTAACAGTTAATGATAACCAAATAGAATATGCAGTTTATGGAAACAAAGTATTTAGTGATTCTGCTTCTACTGACGAACTTGTCGCTGATTATACATTTAGAGCAAATGAAAAGACTTGGCCTAGTTATTTTACCCTAGCCGTTGAGTATTCATTAGCTATTATATTTGCAACAAGTATTGCAAGAGATTCTAGTTTAGCCAAACTAATGCAAGATCAAGCTGAACGTGCTATGGCAAAAGCTAGAAATTTAGATTCACAACAACAAACAACAAGGAAACTTACATCATCAAGATTTATAACAAGTAGGTTGAGTTAATGGCTAGAATCAGAGTTCCAGTAAGTAACTTTAGCTTTGGTGAAATAAGTCCTTCATTAGTTACAAGAACAGATACAAACGTCTATGGTAATGCAGGTAGCAAGGTAGAAAACTTCTTTCTGAAAAACGAAGGTGGTTTGTTAAAGCGTTATGGTATTAAAAAAATTTATGAGTTTGATACTACAGTTAATCTAATAGACTACACACAACAAGTTAGAATTATTCCATTTATTTTTAGTGATGATGAAAGATACATTATATCACTAGAACACGAAAAGATTAGATGTTTTCAAATTGTGTTTACTACTG